CAGCCTTCTTACTCCAGCAGTTGATAGCGACAACCCAAACTCAATGCAACCAGCAGAAGCTGTAAGTGCAGAAGCAGCATGGAAGAATGCATCAGCAGGTAAGCGTTGGATTAAAGCGCAGGTTCTAGAGATGACACCTCGCAAGAGTGTTAAACTAGAAGCAATCAAGTTCTGCAAGAACACAGATAAGCCAACTTCATTTGTAGGGAAGTTGGAGTTCAAAGCCTAATGCACGCATTCAACGAGGCTTTACTAGATAAGGAAAAAGCAATGCCTAATTTGACACAAGACCCAGACTTCTTGGAATATCTTGAAGAGCATTCCGTACCAGAAGCAGAACGCCCTATTGCGTTCGCTGCTTGGCTAAAGGAAAACGCAGACAAGTAATTGGAAGAAGAACAATTTGAACAAGCCCTAATGCATTTATTTGAATTAGGGCTTGTTTCAGTTGATTACGATGAAGATTTAAATCCTCGGTTTGCTGTAACGGAAGCAGGGCGAGTAAGGTTGGAACAAGAATTGGGGGGTAACACAGATGTATGACATAAACACTTTGTCGCCATTGAAAAAGCATTGGCTACTACGGACTTCAAACATCCCACGTAGATTCATCGGCTTAGAACCAAGTGACATTACTGAGAAAGTAGGGTCATTCCCAGGAGAAGTATCTTCTTGGGTTGAAGATGTGACTGCAGGTCATGTCATTAAAAGCATTGGAAACATTGGGGTTAACGGCGTAGGGCTTGTCTTTGTTGGCGGTCCTGGTCTTGGTAAAACAACTCATGCCGTTGTTGCGGCTATGGAGATTGTTCGCAACTTGCCAGATGACGATGCGGCGGCAAGCAAACTGCTAGGGCTAAACGCAACTGAGTATGGGTTGAAGTTTCGTCCTGTTTACTACATGACATACCCAGAGTTCTTATCTCGTAAGAAGTCAACCTTTGATATGGATGGCGAAGATAAACGAGAGATGAGTTATGAGTTAGATGGCTTTCACGGTCGTTGTCGTTTTGACTGGCTAAACGTAAGAGTATTAATACTTGATGATTTAGGTAAAGAATATGGTTCTAAGTATGACGATACTTCATTTGATGAGATTCTAAGACTGCGTTATGACAAGGGATTGCCTACAATTGTTACTACCAATGTTCGTTTAGAGAACTGGGAAGCACAGTACAGCGAAGCTATGGCAAGTTTTGCTAACGAAGCTTTTATCAGAGTCCCTATACTAGGTTCAGACCTACGAGGTGCTCAATGAAAGGACCTAGCATGAGTTCAGATTGGATGACTGTCCAGCAGTTCATCTCTGCTCAAGGCGTTGGCATTTTTGAGGTAGAGCTAGAGACAAAGACCAAGCAGACCCGTTGCAACTGCCCAGTGTGGAACAAGAAGAGTGCTTGTAAGCACACCTCTTTTGTAAACGCTAAGATTAAAACAACAGGGCATTACTCAATCAATGTCCCTAACTCTGTTCCAGAAGAGTGGGCAGAGGAAGCAAGCGAAGACCCTAAGAAGTTCCGTGAGTTCGTAGTCAACTACGCAACGATAGAAGTGCTATGAAAAACGGAGACATATCAAACGTCTCCTCTCCCCAGGTTGTGTGCGTAACAGACGTAACCATTAAACTAAAAGAAGAAACCTCACAACGTCTTTTGAGGAAGCAAACTTCTTTAGCGGTAGGAGAGATTGACTTACTTGCAGCTAACAAGCTGTGGACACTGGCTAACAACTACGCAATTTCTTTAGAGCTAGCTGGTTTTGAAAGCGAAGGCTGGACAGAAGAACTGCTTGACAAAGCATTTGAAAGATTAGAGCGCAGGGTTGTCAACCCATTCAACTACTGGCAACTCTACGAAGACCCACACGAGCTGGTAGGACTTCTCCCATACCGTGCTAATCTTAAGGCAGTGATAGATGTGCCAGGCCGAGTTGCAATGTATGGCTCAGCAGGAGTACAACTAGACAATATCTAGTCCTTGAGGGAGGGCGCTATGTTCGGTATTGCAAACACCAATTGTCCGATGTGTCACGCACATGACATCGCACGAATTTGGGTAAACGGTAATTCATATTTACAGTGTCAAACATGCGGGGAGCGGTGGAAGTAATTGGCAGCAGATAACGAGCACAGATTAGTCAGCAAGGTAATCAAGGAACGTGAGATTACCCCCGTACTTCAACGTGGCATAACAGATGTTTGGTTCTTAGACGACGACAACCGAAAGGTTTGGACGTTTGTACGTAAGCACTACAGCGAGTACAGCGAAGTTCCAACCGCAACAACAGTTCTTGACCACTACCCAAATTACAAAGTCCTTAATGTTGAAGACAGTATGGATTACTTGTTGGACACGATGGTGGACTTTCGCCGTCGTATGCTCACTCGTCAGGGTCTAGAGAATGCAGTTGAGCAGTTACAAGATAATAATCACAATGCTGCAATCCTTGCTATGGAACAAACTGTTTCTAAGGTTAATGAGCAAGGTGTTCTTGGTACTCACGAGATTGACTTAACTAAGAACACTGAAGAGCGTTACAAGGAATACCAATCAATCCAGAACCAAGAGTTCTTAGGAATACCTACAGGGTTTAAAGACATTGACGAAGCAACTGCAGGTTTACAAGGCGGTCAGTTGGTAACCATTATTGCTCCACCTAAGACAGGTAAGTCTCAGGTTGCACTTCAGGTGGCTATCAACATCCACAAGCTTGGTAAGACACCGATGTTCCAGTCTTTTGAGATGAACAACCACGAGCAACAACAGCGTCATGATGCTATGCGTTCTCACATTGACCACGGTCGTTTAAGACGTGGAAAGCTTTTACCGAAAGAAGAAAGCCGTTACATTGACATGCTCAATGCCATGGAAACTGAGCACCCATTCCACTTGGTTGATGCAGTTAACGGTATTACTGTCTCTGCTTTATCAGCAAAGATTGAACAGCTAAAGCCAGACATTGTGTTTGTAGACGGTGTGTATCTGATGCTTGATGACTTAACTGGTGAGATGAATACGCCGCAAGCAATCACCAACATTACTCGTGCACTAAAGCGTCTTGCTCAAAAAATTGATAAGCCAATTGTTATTACAACACAGACTCTTCTTTGGAAGATGCGTGCTGGAAAAGTTACCGCAGATTCAATTGGTTACTCATCATCATTCTTCCAAGACTCAGACGTTATCTTAGGTCTAGAGCCAGTAGAAGAAGATGATTCAATTCGTTTGTTAAAGGTTGTTGCGTCACGTAACTGCCCACCTAAAGAGACTTCATTAACTTGGAAGTGGGAGACTGGTTGTTTCCACGATGAAGCAGAGATGATGAACTGCGAGTTCTGTTCTAACTGGGACAACAATGGTTGATGTAGAAAAAGTTTTACTTTCATTGGACATTTCTCTGGTATCTCAGAGAGGTGAAGAAGTACAAGGGCTATGTCCAATGCACAAAGCTCGCACTGGCAAAGAGGACCACAATCCTTCGTGGTGGATTAACTCCGTAACTGGAGCACACATCTGTTTCTCCTGTGGTTACAAAGGCAATGTGTACACATTGGTTGCTGACGTCAAGGGTATGGATTACTTTGACGCTAAAGACTATGTCGTATCAAGTGCTGAGCTTGACGTGGACGTACTGTTAAAGCGTATCCGTGAATTGCCACAGTATGTTTCCATTGAAGAACCGATAGCGATGTCAGAGGCTCGTCTTGCTGTCTACACAGAGCCACCAGAGAAAGAACTACGAAAGAGGTTCATCAGTGCAGAAGCAGCAAGACATCACAATGTCCTATGGGATGCAAACAACGAAGCCTGGATTGTCCCAATCCGTGACCCTAACGATTACTCACTATGGGGATGGCAAGAAAAAGGTGCACGTGGTCGTTTCTTCCGTAATCAGCCACAAGGTGTCAAGAAATCTAGAACCGTCTTTGGTGTAGAGGTTATGTCTACAGAGACATTGGTAGTAGTAGAGTCTCCGCTAGATGTAGCACGACTTGCTTCTGCAGGTGTTGAGGGTGCCATCTCTACTTATGGAGCAATCATTAGCGAAGACCAAGCAAAGATTATGCGCAGAGCAAACCGTGTTATAGCAGCATTTGATAAAGATGATGCAGGTATACACGCTAATGAACTTATGCGTGGTTTTGCTCGTAAGTACGGCATTGAGTTGTCGTACTTTAATTACACAGGGATTGATGTAAAAGACCCTGGAGATATGAGCGAGCAAGAGATAAAGCAAGGGCTTGATACAGCTCGTGACATGATTTATGGCAAGGCAGCTTACGTATGGCATTAGACGCCCGTGGATTACCTACACACGCTTGCCCTGTATGTGGTCACTTAGTGTTTAAGATTAAAGCAATGTTTGAAGACTATGATATTGCCGTGTGGTTTGTTGATGGAGAGTGCGACGACTGTGGAACTTTACTTACAGTTCCCTGCCCAGTGGATGACCCTGATGTTCAAAGGTGAGTTAAAACCTTATCAGGTAGAGGCTGTTGACAAGATGGCTTCTCGTCAAAAGATGCTGGTTGCTTATGAGATGGGCTTGGGTAAAACCTGTATGACAATTGCAGCTCTTGAGAAGCTAAAAGCAGATGGGGAATTAACAAAGCCAATTCTTGTAATTGCTTTATCTAGTTTGAAGTATCAATGGCAAAAAGAAATTCAAAAGTTTTCTGACGATTACTCGTCTGTAGTTGATGGCTCTAAAAGCACTCGTGCAATTCGGTGGGAACGTGACATGGGTTGGGAAGACCACACTGGTTACATCATTGCTAACTATGAAACCATCGTTGCTGACTGGGATATCATTAAAGACTATGAGTGGGGCGCGGTAGTATGTGATGAAGCTACTGCAATCAAAGGGTTTCGTTCTCAGCGCTCAAAGAGAGTCAAAGAACTTGCACGTAAAGTTCCAATTCGTTTTGCCTTAACAGGCACACCAATTGAGAACGGGCGTCCAGAAGAGCTCTACAGCATTATGCAGTTTGTTGACCCAACAGTACTAGGTCGTTTTGATTTGTTTGACCAAACTTTTATTGTGCGCAATCACTTTGGTGGAGTTCAGCGTTACCGCAACCTTCCTATCTTCCACGAGAAGATGAAGCAAGTATCTGTACGCAAGACACAAAAAGACCAAGACGTTGCCCCATACCTTCCAGAGACTATCCACCTAGAGCCTTTCTTAATCCCATTAGATAAAGCTGGCGCAGAACTTTATGACAAGATTTCTTCAGACTTAGTACAGGAGCTCACAGAGGCACAAGAGTTACTGGGAGGTTCGTTCTCCTTAGACGCTCACTACGGACAAGGCCACAAGCCAGGAGGACCTGCTGATAAGCTACGTGGTTCCATAATGTCCAAGATAACTTCTTTAAGGATGTTATGCGATTCCCCACAGCTTTTAGTTGAAAGTTCAAATAAGTTTCATGATGGATGGCAGGAGATTGATGGTGAGAAAGTCAACCTTGAAGGGTCTAAAGGCGGCAGTGTTTATGTGGCTGGGCTTGAAGCTTCTGGAGCTCTTGCAAAGGCGACGAAATCTCCGAAGCTAGAGGCTGTAATAAACTATGTTGTAGAACACATAGAAGCAAATGAAGACCATAAGGTTGTCATCTTTACGTGCTACCTGGGTATGCTCCCCCTTATCCAGGAAGCACTTTCTAAGAAGAAGATAGTTAGCACTCTCTACTCAGGACTGCTAAACGCAAAAGAAAAAGAAGAATCAAAGACTTCTTTTCAAACCTCTAAAGAAGTTAGGGTCCTTATCTCTTCTGATGCAGGTGGGTACGGTGTAGACCTACCTCAAGCAAACTTGCTAGTTAACTTTGACTTACCCTGGTCTTCTGGAACAGCAGTCCAACGCAACTCCCGTATACGACGTGCGTCCAGTACTTGGTCCCATGTTGTCATCCAAGACTTCCTCGTGCTAAACTCTATTGAAGAACGACAACACCAAATGTTGATGCAAAAAAACGCTGTAGCAGACGCTGTTATGGATGGAACGGGCATCAATGTAAAGGGTGGTGTAGACTTAACAGTAGGAAGTCTCTTGAGTTTCTTAAAGGGGGAATAATGGCAAGAGTAAAAAATGAAGAACCACGTTTTGCTGATGAGAATGATTTAATCTCTCGCACTAAAAAGTATGCTTTCTTAAAAGCACAGTTAGATTTTCTTGAGAAAGAACAGAAGGCACTTCGTGCACTGTTGTTTGAGAACCTTGATGAAATTGGCGAAGAAGATGACAAAGGAAATGTTGTCATTGAACTTCCAGAAGAAGTAGAAGGTTACTCCTCAGTAGTTAAACAACGCCGTGTAGCTCGCAAGATTGATGAGACACGAGCAGAAGAAATCATTACTGAACACGGTCTTGAAGATGTTCTTTACAAAACAGTTCGTGTTGTAGATGAAGATGCATTAATGGCTGCACTCTACGAAGACGTACTTACTGAAGAAGAAGTAGATGAAATGTATCCTCAGTCAATTACTTGGGCATTGGTGCTGAAGAAGTAACATGGCTGGGCTAAGAGGTCAGGATGAAATTGATAAGGCATTTGCCGATTTAGAATACATCCCTGGCTCAAAGAAGAAACGCCGTGAGGCAGACCCAAAGGTTTCTCGTCGTAAGGCGGGAGAAACAAATGGTTGGGATGCAAACCCAATCATCAAACGATTAGGCGGAGAAGACACAGAAGTCTTTACAATCGGTGCACTAGCACAAGCATTGGAAAAGCAAATTGTGACTATCCGTTTATGGGAGCGCAAAGGTTACATACCAAGAGCGCCATACAGACTTCGTTCTAAGACTCTTAAGGGTCAGAAGACTGGTGGCAATCGGGTGTATACTAGAGCGCTGATTGAAGCCACTGTTGACGAGTTCGCCAAGAGAGGCTTGATAGGAACTGCTCGTGTAGAGTGGGGCCAGCACGAAGACCTTACAGAGGCACTAATTAGCCGCTGGAAGGAAATCACAACCACCGAGAGCCGA